GCCTTTTATGCCGAATCGGATGCGCAGCGTGCGGACTGGCAGAAAGGCTTGCAGGAGGGGCTCAGTAACTGGGTGGATAATGCGTCCGATTACGCCTCACAGGCAGCACAGCTTGCGACGGAGGGTATCTCAGGGATGGTGAATAACATCACGGAGATGCTGAACGGGAATAAAGTGGAATGGCGCAACTGGGCCTCATCAGTGCTGCAGGAAATATCAAAAGTTCTTATGAATGCCGCGATTGTCAACGGGATCAAGACGGCGGCAAACAGTATGTCCGGTGCAGGAGGATTTATTGGCAGTATTGGTGACTGGCTGGGCGGTGCGGTGGCCAATGCAAAAGGCGGCGTGTATACCTCGGCAAACCTGAGTGCGTACAGCAACAGCATTGTGGATACGCCCACGTACTTTGCCTTTGCAAAAGGGGCCGGGCTGATGGGGGAAGCCGGACCTGAAGCCATAATGCCCCTGACCCGGGCGGCGGATGGCTCGCTGGGCGTACGTGCCGTGGGCAGGATGAACGGGAGTGCGGGTCTGGTGTATTCCCCGGTCTACCACATCGCCATTCAGAATGACGGGGCCAACGGTCAGATAGGGCCGGAGGCGGCAGGCAGCCTTGTTCAGTTGATTGACCAGCGGGTGCAGGCGGTGATGCTGTCCATGCGACGAGACGGAGGAATGCTGAGTGGCTGAGATAAAAACGCTGCATCTGGTCCCGCGTGAAGGGATGCAGGTGAGTGAGAAACCGTCGGTGGTGAGGGTCCGGTTTGGTGACGGTTATGAACAGCGCCGACCGACGGGACTGAATGCCCGACTGAAGACATTTCAGGCAGTGTTCCGGGTGACGGATGAGGCGACCCGGCGCTGGCTGGATGAATTTTTATCGTGGCATGGTGGTTACCGTGCCTTTTTGTGGAAACCCCCGAAACATAACCGGACGGTCAGGGTGGTGTGCCGGGAGTGGAGTATTACGGATAACGCCAGGTACAGCGATTTCAGTTGTATGATGGAACAGGTAATAAGATAAGTTTTTGAGAAAAAACCTAAAAGCATCGTTTATTAATTTGCTTGCTTGTTATTTTTGTTTTGTCTTGACATAAAGTGCTATCAAAGTTGTTTTTTTACATTTTGAAACAAAATAAAAATTGAACCCGTAATTTAATTTACAATATTTTGAGTTTTGTTCATGACATCTCTATGCATGAATAGTTCAGTTTAAATAAGGATTAAATCATGAAAAAAATGACAGTGGCACTTTCAGCTGTGGCAGCAGCTGTAATTTTTGCAGCGGGGGCGCAGGCTGCAGAAGTATACAATAAAGATGGCAATAAACTTGATGTGTATGGGCGTGCAACTGCACTCCATTATTTCTCCAGTGATAAGGGGGATGATGGAGATAAGACATACGCACGTCTGGGCTTTAAAGGTGAAACTCAGATTAATGACCAGTTGACTGGTTTTGGTCAGTGGGAATATCAGTTCTCTGGTAATAAAGCTGAATCAGAGGGTGCTGCGGGTAATAAAACCCGTCTTGCATTTGCAGGTCTGAAGTTTGGTGAGTTTGGCACCATTGATTATGGTCGTAACTATGGTATTGCGTACGATGTTGGTTCTTATACTGACGTATTACCAGAGTTTGGCGGTGATGGCTGGACCCAGACCGATAACTTCATGACAGCCCGTACTTCCGGGGTATTAACCTATCGTAATACAGATTTCTTTGGGCTTGTCGATGGCCTGAATTTTGCGGCACAGTACCAGGGTAAAAATGATCGGGGTGATCTCCGGAAAGCTAATGGTGATGGTCACGGTTTCTCAGCCAGTTATGAATATGAAGGTTTTGGTATCGTTGCCGCATATATTAATGCGGACCGAACCAATAATCAGGAAAAAGGTCTGAATGGTACTCTGACGATTGAACAAACTGATCCTTTAACCGGTAAAGTGACTGAAAAGCAGATCGTTGTTGATTCCGGTAGTGTTGCAAAAGGTAAACACGCTGAGATGTGGGGAGTCGGACTAAAATACGATGCTGACAACCTTTACCTGGCTACAACATATTCCGAAACTCAGAATCTGACGACCTTTGGTGATAAAGGAGTTGCAGATAAAGCGCAAAACTTTGAAGCGGTACTGCAGTATCAGTTTGATTTCGGTCTGCGTCCATCTCTGGCATTCCTGCAGTCTCGTGCTCAGGATGTCATTGTAGGTGGTAAAAACTATGGTGACCAGGATTTGGTTAAGTATGTTGACGTAGGTGCGAAATATTACTTCAATAAAAATATGTCCACCTATGTTGATTATAAAATCAATCTGGTTGATGAGAATAAGTTTACCAGGGATGCGGGCATTGCAACGGATGATATCGTTGCTGTTGGTATGACTTATCAGTTCTGATGATTACTGGTAAATAAATACAGGCCATCTGCCCTCACAGATGGCCTGTATCAGTGGAAGTTATATTTCCACTGGTCACTGCGATCAGCTATTAGCTGATTTAATTTTCATTTTATTACCTTCATCGTTTTTGATTTTTTAATTGAACTATTTTATCAGGGGCGCATTGCGCCCCTTTTTTTATGGGTGGATGTTTATGCAGGAGATCAACGAAGAAAGCCTGAATGAGTCGGTTAAATCAGAGCAGTCACCGCGGGTGGTACTCTGGGAAATTGACCTGACGGTGCAGGGTGGTGAGCGGTATTTTTTCTGTAATGAGCTGAATGAAAAAGGGGAGCCGGTCACCTGGCAGGGGCGGAAGTACCAGGCATACCCGATTGACGGCAGCGGCTTTGAGATGAACGGGAAAGGGAGCAGTGCCCGCCCGTCACTGACGGTGTCGAATCTGTTCGGGCTGGTTACCGGGATGGCGGAGGATTTGCAGAGCCTGGTGGGGGCCACGGTGGTTCGTCGCCGGGTGTATGCGCGTTTTCTGGATGCGGTGAATTTTGTGGCAGGCAATCCGGAAGCGGACCCGGAGCAGGAGCTGAGTGACCGCTGGGTGGTGGAGCAGATGTCGGAGCTGACAGCCATGACGGCCTCGTTTGTGCTGGCCACACCGACCGAGACGGACGGGGCGCTGTTTCCCGGTCGCATCATGCTGGCGAACACCTGTATGTGGACCTACCGCTCTGATGAGTGTGGTTACACGGGCGGGGCTGTGGCGGATGAGTTCGATAAACCCACCACGGATATCCGTAAGGACAGATGCAGCAAGTGCATGCGCGGGTGTGAACTGCGCAGGAATGTCGGCAATTTTGGCGGTTTCCTTTCCATTAATAAACTTTCGCAGTAAATCCCGGTTTATGACACAGACTGAATCAGCGATTCTGGCGCATGCCCGGCGGTGTGCGCCTGCGGAGTCGTGCGGCTTCGTGATAAGCACGCCGGAGGGGGAGCGGTATATCCCTTGTGTGAATATTTCCGCAGAGCCGGAGGCGTATTTTCGTATCGCACCGGAAGACTGGCTGCGGGCAGAGATGCAGGGGGAGATTGTGGCACTGGTCCACAGTCATCCCGGTGGTCTGCCCTGGCTGAGTGAGGCAGACCGGCGACTGCAGATAAAAAGTGCCCTGCCCTGGTGGCTGGTCTGCCGGGGTGACATTCACAAATTCCGCTGCGTTCCGCACCTGACCGAACGGCGCTTTGCGCACGGGGTGACGGACTGTTACACGCTGTTCCGGGATGCATACCATCTGGCAGGCATTGATATGCCGGATTTTCACCGTGAGGATGACTGGTGGTGCAACGGTCAGAACCTTTACCTGGACAATATGGAGGCAACGGGCTTTTACCGGGTGCCCCTGTCCTCTGCACTGCCGGGCGATATCCTGCTGTGCTGCTTCGGCGCATCGGTGGCTAATCATGCCGCCATTTACTGCGGCAACGGTGAACTGCTTCACCATCTGCCTGAACAACTGAGTAAACGGGAGAGGTATTCCGAAAAATGGCAACGACGAACGCATTCTGTCTGGCGTCACCGCCACTGGCACGCATCTGCCTTCACGGGGATTTACAACGATTTGGCCGCCGCTTCAGCCTGTATGTGAACACGGCGGCGGAAGCCATCCGCGCCCTGTCGCTGCAGGTGCCGGGATTCCGCCGTCAGATGAACGAAGGCTGGTACCAGATACGCATTGCCGGTGAGGATACGGCACCGGAGGCGGTGTATGCCCGCCTTCACGAACCACTGGGTGAGGGAACGGTTATCCATATTGTGCCGCGACTGGCCGGAGCCGGAAAGGGCGGACTACAGATTGTGCTGGGGGCAGCTGCCATTGTGGGGTCTTTCTTCACGGCCGGAGCATCAATGGCGTTATGGGGTTCAGCCCTGGCAGCCGGTGGTTTTTCTGCCACCACGATGCTGTTTTCACTGGGTGCCAGCATGATACTGGGCGGTGTGGCCCAGATGCTGGCCCCGAAGGCAAAAACACCGGATTACCGCGCAACGGATAACGGCAGACAGAACACGTATTTTTCCTCACTGGACAACATGATTGCCCAGGGCAACCCGATGCCGGTGCCCTACGGTGAAATGCTGGTTGGTTCACGACGTATCTCTCAGGACATCAGCACCCGTGATGAAGGCGGAGACGGAAAGGTGGTGGTTATTGGTCGACAGGGATAAAACATAAAAAAATCCCGCAGTGATCGCGGAGCTGCGGGGACAGACAAATGAAGATTAATGTTAAGGAGTTGTTTTTGTTACTCGGGCAAAAAAACACTAACGCAGCGAAATTATAAGCGCCACAGTCAGTGTGTGAAAATGTGAAGATATTCAGAATTTTTATGCCATTACCGGTTTTAACCAACAGGATTATCGGTGGGCATGAAAGAAAACCCCGGTATCTGCTGATACCGGGGTTTCTCTTTAGCATGGCAGAAATGTGTTTCATGCTTTTCGGGCGAAGGATATCCGACTTCTGTACGGAATGGCAAGTGGCGGTTAATTTATTCAGGGGAAGGCTGTATGGGAAAAGGTGGCGGTAAGGCACACACGCCTCGTGAGGCGAAGGATAATCTCAAATCCACGCAGATGATGAGTGTGATTGATGCGATTGGTGAGGGACCGATAGAAGGTCCGGTGAAGGGACTGCAGAGTATCCTGGTGAACAAAACCCCGCTGACGGACACGGACGGTAATCCCGTGATACACGGTGTGACTGCGGTCTGGCGCGCCGGGGAGCAGGAGCAGACACCACCGGAAGGCTTTGAGTCCTCCGGAGCTGAAACTGTACTGGGTGTGGAAGTGACGAAGGCAAAACCGGTGACACGCACCATTACGTCAGCGAACATTGACCGCCTGCGGGTGACCTTCGGGGTGCAGTCACTGGTGGAGACCACGTCAAAGGGTGACCGTAATCCGTCCTCTGTCCGTCTGCTGATTCA